TTAGATACACTTCCTTCTCTACTCTTTAAATGCTTCATAAATTGTGGTGTTGGTTTACCTTTTTCAGCCATTATTTCCTCCAGAAATCCATTTTTACTGGTTTACTTAATTGTAGATTCCAGTCATAGCCTGACCCGCCCCAAGGTCTTTTCTCTTTGCTATAACTAAAACCTAATCCTATATCTTTAGGGAGATTAAACTCTGCTCCTCCCTGCTCTCCCAATCCAACAGAAAACTTACCACCCTTAACTCCAACTTTCAAACCAACCAAGTCTTGAAGACTTGACTCCATGAATCTTGGTTTTTCTTGAGGAGGGGCAAGACTCTTTAGGCTCTCATTGATCTCTCTATGAGAAAGAACTGGTTGCTTAGAAGCATCAGACAATATCCTTGATACATTCCAACTCGTATCAAGACGTGCTGATGTAGAATCTGTACTTGCTTTATACGGCTCTGCCACAATTACCTCCTCTAAATGTGACTATTTCTTTTTCACTAAGCAACTATCCAGCTCTTAGGTTTCTTTTTCGGCACATACCAAGATTTAGTGTTCTCATCCATTTGGACATTAGGCGGAAAAGCATGAAGCTGCGCGTAATATAGAGTTTCCACAGTATCATCATGTGCCATTCTCGGTCCGAATGTAACAATTTCATTTGTTAAATCAAACATATTATCCCGTAGGTAAATTGTACCCATGCTAAACCTTCCAGATAAGCCAGAATAAACCCTATTCATCTTATTTGTACCTCCAGGTTTCTCTGGGATAACTGATATATCAAACTTATTAAGTCTTCGCCTTTCCTCATTCAATGCCTGAAATACACTTCTGTTCATGGCTACATCTTCTACTGTGCTTGATACAGCATGATATTTTTGATGCATCTCCATTATGTAATCAACAACTCCTTTCTTGCCAATTTGTTCACCTTCAAGAGACTTTTGACCTATTGTTGGTATTGAACGATGTCTCTCGTACTCTAAAACATAGAGATTATTTTCCTTGTCAATGGCAATAGCCATGATAACAGAAAAGTCAGACTCTTTAGTATTAATATCAGTAGCAGGGTCGCAACCGATAAAAGTATTAACTGGCACCTGCTCACCACCAATGATAACATAGTTTTGATTTGTGTCTGTGTCATATTCATAATAACCCTTCCAGTATTTTATGTGTTCTCTAGTCCATAAAGCGTCCTCAAGACTCTGAACTTCCATCATATATTCTTGATAGAATTTTGAAGGTTGCCCAGAATCTTGATAGAACTTCTTCTTTTCAGCAAGCTTTGACTTAGGAAACCAACCTTCCCATAGAGGAGCACCATTAGGAAGTATTGCTTTATACGTTACGAGTTTCCAAGCAAACTCTTCTTTATTTCCTTTAGCCCTCGCATGATTGATAAGAAGATTGTTAATAAAAGAATCATAATGCACAGGAGTCCCGTTAACACGAAGCCTGCCAGTATGAGGCTCAATTGCAGGGTACACCACAGCAGTAACAAGATTCGCATTTTTATCCCTTGCATCCCTCGTAATTGTGTTTGCTTCATGTTCAAAGTCGTCAAGTACGATGAGGTCGTATCTCTTGTGGAGTTTTGCTCCTCCCCGTATCCCAGCGACATTACTCTTGGAAATAAGTTTACAGCCATTTGATAATTCTACGTCCTCCTCGGTCCATTTAGAACCCTTCATTTTTCCAAAATAATAAGTAAATCTATCATTATACTCAAGATGATGCTTAATGTAATCCATATTACCAACAGAAAGTTTCTGTGTAGCAGATACCCAAGCATAGAAAAGCATATCATCTTTAGGGCAAAACACAAAGTCCTTAAGAATTGATGCTTTAGTCAATACAGTCTTACCATGACCACGAGGTAATATGATAGCTAACTGCTTACATTCCTTGTCATCAATAAAGTCAGAAACCTCATAATGAAAGAATGGAGTTTCACTCCTCATAAAATCGTCTGGGAGAAACAACTTGCCAAACGAAATAAGGTCTTTATACGCTAGGAGAAGTGTCTCTTCCGCTTCGCTTATGTTCTGACTGTTTATATTTGCCATTTAAAAATTCTTTAAATTTATCTTCATCTTTATGCATCTCAAGATAATCGTTAAATACTCGTTCAACAGTAGCAACCCTTTCTAGAATATTAAATAGACCCATTTCCATAGATTCTATTTTTCTTCTTAAGTCGTGCTTTGTGTAGGTCTTTTTTCTTTTAGCCATGAGAAATTTATATATTCGCTTATTTCAAAATAAAACGGTCCGACAATCGAAGTACTACCCCTCTTCATCTTTACTTGGGGATACCTCACTTCTGGATATACCTTCATCTAACATCTTCCTTTGTGCTCCTTCGAGCTGCTCAGGGGAAAAACCTTGAAACATACCAATAACACCCATCTCTTTCTGTTTCACTGTCATCCCAGTTGTACCAATTATCTTGCCAATCTCTTTAGTTGACTGCAATATGATGTTATCGTCTTCACTAAAGTCTGCAAGATGTTTGAGTTTTTGAAGCACATACTCGTGGTCTAACCCATTTTCCTTTGCTACATCTAAAACTCCTCTTTCTATTTCTTTCACTATACGCTCCTGTTTTAAAAGTATTACAGCCTTCTTCTTAGCTGACTTTTCGCTACCTTCATTAAATGCATCCATATACGCTTTCACTGGACCATGACCAGCAACTACGCTTGTTGTAAATAGTGTCTCTTTTTTTGTAGGATGCTTCCTAGTCTTAAGATTGCTATTCTTACCTATTGTCTTAGAAAATGTGTATCTGTTCTTATGGGAGTTAAAATCAGTATCCATCTTCGTTTTATTGTTTATTAAGAAAGTACCAACTATAGTCCTGCACCAGCCTTGAGAATACTTGTAGTTCTTTCTGTCATTAGGATGCTTTATACCTCCAACTTTCAATAACTGTACAATTCCTCCATCATCAGCAAGCACCCAATCTCCCTCTTCACCAGATTTCCAATCTTTTACTTCAACAGCATTTTCTCCAAAGTGTTCAACATACTCTTCAAAGTCATCAAATACATAATGCTTCTTCCCTCTAATAGACTTATGCTTCATATTTCTTCCTCAGCCTATTATTCATGTCTTCAAGTAACTCAAGCTGTAAAACAAGACCATCTATAAGATTAATAACCTCTTCTTCTGCTTTGTATGTTTTGCCATCTATCTCTACTTCTCTTAAAACAATATCAACACTCTCTATAGACAACTCTTGAAGAACTTTCTCTTGCACTTCTGGAGGAAGACATTCTAAAAACTTTAATGATTTTGCCATAATAACCTTGACATTAGCTTATTAATACTATATTTTATATTATATATATATATATTATATATATTATATAGTTTATAATACTTTCCAGTTTTTCTTTCTTTGGTACTTTCTTTCTTTTTGCAAACCATACATATGCTCTTAAATCCAAAATGACCCACTATCGGCTTGTCGCAAATTAAACAATGGAATGGCATTGGCATACACCTAAAATAACGCCTTGCCCATGTGGTTACAAATACTTTATTACAAAATGATGTGGGGTAATAACTCGACCCCTATACCCGTAAAGTAGTTTTTCCTAAATCAACAAGAGGTTAAAAATGGAACAAATCAATGTATGGTTACCTGGTGAGTTTAATGGTGTTGAGTGTCAGAAGCCTTGGACTTTGAATCTTGAAGTGAATGGCAAAGTAATTGATGTACACTTCGCAAAGGCCGATGGCAGTAATGGTAAGCAATTCTTGCGGATCGCAGCCAAGGACAAAGCCAAGTTCATCAAGGCTTGTAAGTAGAGCGAGCGGGGGGGTTCCCCCCCCTTAGGCACACGCATAAGGGAATAATATGTAGCAATCAAGTCCACAATAAAGATATCCTCTTCGCTATCGTGAATAACGAAGTGCATTAAGAGACGGTGCGATTGCTACTTAAACTACAATAATCAATTAAACGTGGGCAACCACATAAATAGGGAATATATCATGGACAAAGCAAGAAAACTAATCCGTACTAAATTAGAATCTGTAATGGACGGTAGCTTTGTACTTTATAACGAAGTAAGCAAATCATATCTTGATGTCACGGAAGACAGAATAGAAGGAATGATTGATATGTTCCTTGAATTGCTTGATGGACATGGTATTGAGCACTTAAAATTTATCAAAAACAATAAATAGAACTAGACTCGGCAA